GAGAAAAGATAACATATTCTTCTGGTCAAGTTACTGCACTATCAACTCCATCTCCTATTGGAATTGCATCCACAGATTTTGGTGTTGGAATTGGGACCACCGATAAACTTCCATCTTCAGTCTATGTAATTAAGATTGACGAAAATCGTATTAAACTTGCAAGAAATATTGGCGATGCTTTAGCAACTGTTCCCAAAGCTTTGAATATAACGTCAGTTGGTATTGGAACAAGTCATATATTTACATCCCAAAAACAAAATATAAAATCTTTGATCTTGATTGATAATATCATTCAAACTCCATTAGTTTCAACATCAACCACGACATACTTATCTGCAGAATTTTTAACTATTGATGATCTTTTATATTCTCATTCTACTTCTAATTTTTATATTGGAGATTTAATCTCTATTAATAATGAAATTATGAAAGTTGAATCGGTTGGGGTCGGAAGTACAAATTCTGTTAGAGTTATAAGACCTTGGCTTGGTACGGAACTTGCCAATCATTCTATAGGATCCACTATTACAAAAATAGATGGGAACTATAATATTATTGAGAATAAAATTCATTTTGCAGCGGCACCATATGGAAAGGTTCCGCTGAGCACTACTACAAATTCTCCAGATGAAATAGATTGGAATGAAATATCTACAAATTCTTCATTCCAAGGAAGAACATTTATGCGTTCTGGGGTTAAAGATTCTTCCAACGAATCTTACTATAAAAATTATATCTTTGATGATATTTCTACAGGATTTAATGGATTCCAAAATACATTTACATTAAAATCAAATAAAAATAATGTTATTGATATTTTTGGTGAAAATGGCATATTCTTAATTAACAATATTTTCCAATATCCAGGAATACAAAACAATTATACTTTAGGTGAATCTACAGGAATAACTTCCATTTCTTTTGTTGGTGCAGGAATTTCTTTACCATCCGATATTAATACTTCAGGTCTTCCTAGCGGTGGAGTTATAGTTTCGGTAGGATCTACTGAAGGTTTTGGATATCAACCACTTGTTTCTGCGGGAGGAACAGCAGTTGTATCTGCTGCAGGAACAATATCATCTATTAGTATTGGTAATAGTGGATCTGGATATAGGTCATCAATTTATACATTAAGTGGCATAGTACCAGTTACCGTTAGAGTTGGTGTCGCTACATCTTCTACGGGTACTCCAAGTATCCACTTTGTAGGAACAGCATCGGTAAGTAATGGTAATGTTGTAAGTATCGCGATTACAAATCCAGGAATTGGATATACTAGATCAAATCCACCTTATGTTGTAATAGATTCTCCAATTTCATATTCAGACATTCCTTTAATTTATAGTCCTTCTTCATCAGGAATAGGAACGAGAGCAACTGTTGATGTTGTTGTAGGTCAAGAAACAAAGGTAATTGGTTTTGAAATTAAAAATACTGGATATGGGTATGAGTCTGGTGATCTACTAACCATTCCTACTAGTGGACCAGCTGGAATACCAACAGTAGCAAATTCAACTATTAGAGAATTCCAAGTGTCGGTTCAAAGTGTAGATAATGATAGATTTTTTGGTTGGTCTATGGGAGAATTTCAAATCCTTGATGACATACAAAGATTTTTTGATGGAAGAAGAACCGTTTACACACTATATTATAACTCACAAATAATTTCAATATACGCAAGAAAAGGTTCTCCAATTAATATACAGGATACTTTACTTGTATTTGTAAATGATGTTCTTCAAGTTCCAGGTGAAGGATATGTATTTAATGGTGGTAGCAAAATTAAATTTACTGAGGCATTAAAGTCGGATGATATTTGCAGAATCTTATTCTACAAAGGTAGTGGTGATGATGTGGATGTAATTTATAACGATATAATTGAAACTGTAAAAATTGGTGATGATCTTCAGTTAAACTATGATTCTTATGTCGGACAATCTCCAAATCTTCTAGAGGATCAAAGAGTAGTTTCGGACATACTATCAATTGATACTGTTGAGACTAATCCTTATTTTGGACCAGGAAATACTACTCTCTCAAGTCTTTTTAGACCAATTACTTGGTGCAAACAATCTGAAGATTTGGTTATTAATGAACAGGATGTAACCAAAGATAGAATTTTATATGAACCATTAATTTATCCAACCACATATCTAATTCAACCAGTTGGAGTTGGTTCTACAATAATATTTGTAGAGAATCTTAGACCATTTTTCAACCCTGCAAATGAAAATGGAGTTTCATTAGATTTCCAAAATAATGTTACATTCATTCCCCAGGAAGCAAAAGTTTCCGCAAGTGCAACTGCTGTGGTCTCGGTTGCGGGAACAATATCTTCAATCGTTATTGGGGATGGTGGTTTTGGATATCTAAGTGCTCCAAATGTTACAATTCAAAATCCAGTAGGAATTGGAACAACAACTTCCACAGCATCTTCTTCAATAAGTTCTGGTATTGTTACATCTATTAGCATTTCTGGAATTGTAACTGGATACTCTCAAGAAAATCCACCAGTAGTATTAATTGAACCTCCTGTTGTTGGAACAGAATCAGATAAAGTTATATCCTACACTGGAGATTTTGGAATTATTGCTGGCATTTCAACGGTTTCTGTTGGTGTGGCATCTACTGGTATAGTATTTGATTTCTTTATTCCAACAAATTCTCCTCTTAGAAATGCTTTAATTGCGGGAGTTACAACTGTAAGTGGAATTCAAACTGGATATTATTTTGTAATTTCGGATTCTAATGTTGGAAATGGAGTAACGTCTTTAAATTCTTCTGGTTCTATAGTTGGTTCTACAACAAGTTTCCTTGATGGAGTTTATCAAGTATCTTCAGTATCAATAGCGCAAACATCGATTATTGGAGTTGGAGTAACCTATGTTGCAAAAGTTACGACTAGTGTTTCTAGTTATAATGGTTTAAGTGGTATTGGATATAGTAACTATTTTGGAAACTACAGTTGGGGAAGAGTATTCCTTAGAGCAAGATCAAAGGAAACCCAGTATAACTCATATACAAATAATGGATATTTGGGAATATCTACTGGCACAATTGTAAAAAGGACTGCTCCATTAAAGTATTCAAATTACATTTAATAAATAGATAAAAAACTCTTTCAAATGTCTGCAATTATAACTGATCAGATTAGAATATTAAATGCAAAAAACTTTGTTGCTGGTGTGACAACTTCAACAAATTCTTATTATACTTTTGTCGGACTTTCCAATCCAACAGAAATTCAAAGTGATTGGGATACAAATCCACCAGCACCAAGAGATAATTTTAATGAGGAGAATAGTTATTGGGAAACGATGATAGCTTTGAAAAAAATTACATCATCAGACGTTCGTCAAGTTATTCCCAAAAGAGTTTGGTCATCTGGAACTACATACGACTATTATAGACACGATTATAGTAGATCAAACCAAGCAGGAATTTCAAGTGCAACTAGTTTATATTCTTCCCTATTTTATGTTTTAAATAGCGACTATAGAGTTTATATTTGCCTACAAAACGGGACAAATCCTGATTATCCAAAAGGAAGACCATCTTTAGACGAACCAACATTTGTAGATCTAGAACCAAGGTCTGCAGGAACTAGTGGTGATGGATATGTATGGAAATATCTTTATACAATTAAACCAAGTGATATTGTAAAATTTGAATCCACTCAATTTATGCCTGTCCCATCGAACTGGGAAACGAGTGCCGATAATGCTGCTGTAAGAGATAATGCTGTTGATGGGTCAATCAAAATAGTCACCATCACTAATAGAGGAGTTGGTCTAGGAACAGCAAATGTAACATATACAAGAGTTCCAATTAAGGGTGATGGAACAGGAGCTGAATGTACAATAGTTGTCAATAATGATCAACAAGTAGATTCTATTGTAGTATCAAACCAGGGATCTGGTTATACTTACGGTAATGTTGATTTGGTTTCTGGAAATGTACCAACAGGTCAAGCAAGACCAACATTTGATGTGATTATTCCACCAAAAGGTGGACACGGAGCAGATATCTATAGAGAGTTGGGTGCATATAATGTTCTTTTATATTCAAGAATTGAAAATGATTCTGATAACCCAGATTTCATAACTGGAAATCAGATTGCAAGGGTTGGCGTAGTAGAAAATCCTCTACAGTTTAACTCATCGCAATTATTGAATACAGATAAAGCAAGCGCAACTTATGCTATAAGATTAGTTGGTGCAGGATATAGTTCTGCTGTTTATTCTCCAGATTCATTAATTACACAAACAGTAGGAACTGGTGTTACTGCTGTCGGTAAGGTTGTTAGTTACGATCAAACTACAGGCGTTTTAAAGTATTGGCAAGATAGAACACTTGTCGGATTTAACACGGTTGGAACAGCACAAACAAACCCACAATATGGGTTCGATCTCGTTGAGTTTACTGGTAATATTTTGACCGGTGGAAGTTTGGTTATTAACGGAAATACTGGAGGGACATTATCTATCAGTACTTCCTTTACGGGTATATCTACTGTAATAAATAATAGGACATACTATCTTGGTCAATATTTTGATGGTGGTTTATCGAATCCAGAGGTGAAAAAATATTCGGGAAATATCATTTATGTTGACAATAGACCATCTATAACAAGATCATCAAATCAAAAAGAAGATATCAAAGTCATTTTGCAGTTCTAAAGAATTATGTCCCAAATAACAAACCTAAATGTTTCGCCATATTTTGACGATTTTGATGCAGATAATGACTACTATAAAGTTCTTTTTAAACCAGGGTATCCCGTTCAGGCTAGGGAACTAACAACATTACAGTCTATTCTACAAAATCAAGTAGAAAAATTTGGGCAGCACTTTTTTAAAGAAGGTGCAAAAGTTATTCCAGGAAATACATCTTATAACCAATTTTATTATGCAGTAGAACTGAATAATACTTATCTTGGTGTACCAGTAGATGCTTATGTTGACCAGTTAATAGGAACTAAAATTACTGGTTCAACATCAGGAATCACTGCAGTCGTAGAAAACGTTTTATTATCTACGGAATCTGAGAGAGAAAATGTTACTTTATAT